AATGGCTAAGGGAATGTATCGGATAGTTAGATTTAGACAACATGATTTAAACAATGTTGTAAAAGTTGGCCTTACTTTGGAAGAAGCACAAGAGCATTGCCAAAGAGAGGACACACGCGGCAAAGGTTGGTTTGACGGATACGAAGAAGTTCAAACATGGTATTATGACGAATTAGATTGGAGATGTTAAAATGAAATATTGGGAAATAGAAGACAGGAGAGAAGGTAACATAAGGATTACATGGAATGAATCCGCAACCTTTAATCTACAGTCAAGGCCGTGGGCATTAACTTTAAAAGGACTTACACACGGAGATTGGACAGATTATCACTGCTTTACTTGCTTCGGAATAAAGACTGAAAAAGAAGCTTATGCACACGCATTAGATGTATTAAAAGAGGGAATTTGCATATGAAACTAACAAGACAACATTTCGAATTTATAGCCAAAGAAATTATGCCATATGTATATATGACAGACATTGAACCAATAGCTGACAAATTAGCAGAAACTAATGAGCTATTTAATAAAGATAAGTTTATTCAAGTTTCGACTAATTACAGTGAAGCAAGACACCACAATTTAGGGATGATGAGCCAATGAATAAAGCAAACAAATTAATGTTAGAAGGATTAGAGCAGTTAAACCAAGTGATAACAGGAGAGGAGGTAGTAGAGTACAAACCTACTACCACCACGGATAAAACCTTTCATGTTTTCTATGCTAAAGATAACACAGCATATGAAGCTATATTTAGATTGGATGATGATGGGCGTATAAACTACCATTACAAAGAAGTAGATGAAGACCCAGAGTTAACAATGATTTCATTCGAAGCGCATGCAGTAGATGAAACTAAAAAGGCTGTTAATGTGTTTTGCTCAAGAACAATGGTAAGCGCTGTTGCTCGTTTAGAAGAAAGAGCAATAGAGCGTTATTGGGATTGGCGTCAAGAATTAGGCACAGTATAATGCAGTCTGAGAATAGAAAAGAATATGTTAAGGCATACAATGAAAAGTATTACAAAGACCCTGCTAGATATGTGCGTTTATTAGAACAAAACAAAATAAATAAACGTAAGAACAGATTGAAATGGCAAGAATACAAAGCGTCTTTGTCATGTGTTAATTGTGGCTTTCAACATCCTGCAGTAATAGATTTCCATCATATAAAAAATAAAGGAGGAACAAAAGTAAATACTTATGCAAGAAATTGTTGTTATAAAAAAGCATACGAAGAAGTAAAAAACTGTATTCCATTATGCTCAAATTGTCATAGAATTTTGCATTGGAAAGAACAACATAATAAATAACATGGAGGGTATCAAATGAAAATAATAGTAGACGCACCAACACCAGAGCTTAAGAAAGCAATAGAAAAGAAAATAGCAGATCATTTAAAAGGTCTTAGAAAAATAGAAAGGGAATATAATGACAGACTCACAAACAAAAAAGATAAAGAAACATCTTGAAGATGGTAAAACAATAACGGCAATCGAAGCACTCAATGATTACAATTGCTTTAGATTGTCAGCAAGAATCCATGATCTTAAGCAACAAGGTATGAATATACAAAGAGAGAATGTTCGCAAAGGTAGGGATAATAAACTGGTAGCAGAATACAGGCTATAAAAAAAACCCTGCTCAGCATGGAGGAACTGAGCAGGGCAAAGAGCGTGGTGAACAGGGAGAAACACACGCTGATTTTAAAATACATAATCAAACAAATAACGCAAGAGATTTCTATGGAACAAGATGAATTAAAAGCTCACCGTAAATGGATACAAATACAAATAGCAGTCATGAGACAAAAGTTTTTTATGAACCATATGCAACCGCAAGTGTATGAAGCGTTCATGTTATCTTGGGCTGATGCATTGCAAGATTATAGCAAAGAAGAAATAACAAAAGCAATTGCACAATACATTTCTCAAAGCCCAAAGATTGCGCCCAATGAGGGACACATAAGGCAAATCATTATGAGAAACAGGCCAAGAGTTAAGCCAGTACCCAAGGAACCAGAGCCAGAAAAAGAATTACCAACTATTGAGGAGCGCAAAAAGATAGCCGCATCTTTAGGCTTAAAGGTGGTTCCATAACCCCCATGTTTTGGAACTAAATATACGTCAATAAAGATGATTAATTAACGTATGACCACCCTTGCAATTACTAATGTTATGTAATAATAATATATAATATGGAGGATATTATGAATAGAAAAGGTTTTATCGGTGGCTCTGATGCAGTTAAGATTATGCGTGGAGAGTGGTTAGAATTATGGAAGATTAAAACAGGTCGCATTAAACCAGAGAATTTAGATCATGTACTACCAGTACAGATTGGCATACTTACAGAGGATTTAAATCTCTCTTGGTTTGAGCGTGAAGAAAATGTATTGGTTGCTAATCACCAACTAGAACTTACAAAAGATTTAGATGGTGTTCCAATAAAAGGTACGCTTGACGGAACTGTATATAATAATTCTATTATTGAAGCTAAACATACTAATGCTTTTAACAATATGAAAAGAGTATCTGAATATTACAAAGCACAAATGCAATTATATATGTGGTTACATAATGCAGATGCTTGTTATTTGTCTGTTATATTTGGCAATCTTAAATGGGATTGGACATTAATACCATACGATGAAAGTTATACTGCAACAGTATTAGATATGATTAAAGAGTTTTGGGGATATGTTGCAAGAGATGAAGAACCAAACATTAACAGAGGAGAAGACTATGAATAATATGGAACTATGGAATAAGGTATGCAAAACTGATCCTAAATATATTAAACAAGTAGGATTTGGTGCGCGTAAGTTTACAGCTATTGACCCGCAGTATCAGGTAAGAAGTATTACCGAACAGTTCGGAGCAGTAGGTGTGGGTTGGGGTTGGAACTCAACAACAGAATACATTCACTTTAATAATGGTGATGTAGCAGTAGTCTCAGGTGTATCTATTTGGACACACGCAGATGAGAAAAATATTTTCGGCCCATTTAATGGTTGTCGTAAGTTCTTTGATGCAGGGAAAGGCAGACTTGCAGAGGATGCACCAAAGATGGCTATCACTGATGGCTTAACCAAAGCACTATCACACTTAGGATTTAACGCAGATGTATTCTTAGGTGAGATGGATGGAAATAAATATGCACAAGATGAGAAAGGAAAAGGTAATGACGCAGGTTGGTAGACCTCAAGCAGACAATAAGAAAATGGTAGCGATTAATCTATCTCTACCGCAAGCAATGCTTGATGCAGTGCAAGCACAAGCAGACGCAATCGGAGAATCTAAAGGTATGATAATCCGAGCGGCATTAAGACAAATGTTTTCAGCACAACAACAAGGAGTAAGCAATGACTGAATATGATAACACAAATCGAGGAGCGGTATTTAAACCAAGGGATGATATGAAGATGATACTTCAAGGTCCGGTAAATTTAGAAGGTAATGATAGAGATTTTATTGTTGTTACTGATAAGACTCAAGCAGGTCAAAACATAATGAAGTTATATCAAAAAGTTGGAGCTATGTTTAATAATGATAAAGGTGATAATGAAAGTAAGCCTGATTATAGCGGCAACATTGACGACTACGCTACCAATAAAGATATGCGTGTATCAGGTTGGAAGAAAAATAAAGATGGTAAAAATTATATAACTCTTAGTATTCAAGAAAAAAATACTGAATCAGTATCAAAAGATTTAGATGATGAGATACCATTTTAAATTGTCGTGTGTTAATTAATCGGATTAATTAGACCACAAATTGTGGGTTTTTAAGTAGGTACTTAATTACCCACACACCAAACGGAGGAAATAATGAAAAAGAAATACTCAAATAAACTAATAGAACAAGCGCATCATTTAGCATTTGAAACTAAAGCAAGTAACAAAGCTATTGCTAAGAAATTAAAATTAAAATTAGATCAATTAGATTATGTTTTATATACACTTAAACCAAAAGAAAAACCAAAGCCTAAAGAACCTACTATTACTGAAAGTTTCTTAGACTTCTTTACTTTGGATAAATTTAAATGACTACACCACAACAAATAATTGACAGACTTAAAAGAGTAGCTAGTATTATACAGTTAGATGCTCTTGAAAAGAACAGGGCAGGAGTTAGGAACAGAGGCGATGAGTTGCTAGCTCTATTAATTTTATTAGAAGAAAGTTTAAAGGAAAATAATAATGCAAGCTGAAACTATTTTTATGTCACGCAGAGACAAAGTATTACACGAAGCTAATGAGTTAATAAGTAAAGATAGGAACAATCAGTATGGAGATCCCCAAAAGAATATGGAGTTAATAAGAAAAAATTGGGAAGAAGTCTTGCAATGTAAGATAGAATTGTGGCAAGTACCATTTATGTTAGCCGAAATGAAGATGGCTAGAATTAAAAGTGGCGGTTACAAGGAAGATTCGATAGTAGATTGTATTGGATATTTGGCATTAGCAAGTGAACTTAAAGACAAAAACATTTCCAAACTATAAGGAGCAGACGTTTGTTACAGGGTCTTACGCAAACCTTATTGATGCAATGGTATGTCACAGGAACCAACTCGGAATATCTCAAGAAGAACTTGCAGATAGGATTGGATGCGCTTCATCATTGGTTCATAAATGGGAACAACATAAACGAGTGCCTTCGGGTTTCTTGTTTACCTGTTGGTTAGACGCTCTTGGCTGTGAGATCACGATCAACTTCAAAGAAACTCAGGCAACAGTCAGCAGTATGTGAGGCGTGTGGAATTGATTCTCATTTATTCGTTGCTATACTTGCATCAATAGAACCAACAACGCATTACATTATATGTTTAAGTTGTTATGAAAGGGATACATGGCAAACAGAAATAAACTTAAAGGAACTTACCACGAAAACTGGTTCGTCAAATGGCTTACAGAAATCGGTATCCAAGCCAAAAGAGTACCGCTCAGTGGTGCGCTCGGAGGAGAATACTCAGGAGACATCCACCTTGAAATCGGAGGAAGAAAACTGGTAGGAGAAGTAAAGTATAGAGATAAGTCTAACTTTCCTAGCCCATTCAAAGTATTAGAAGGCAGAGACATAGCCTTTTATAAAAGAAGAACAGGTACTCCTCAAACACTAGTCATTATGAGTGGTGATCAATTTAAAAATTTAATGGAGAAAGAAAATGAAAGCAACAGTACAGAAATTTAAAATAACAGAAGAACAGGAAATACTTTATGGTAAGCTAATGAAAGCATCAGCTATTGCCATGGGTCAGCAGCCTAAACTACCTCAACTTAATGTATATGAAGCACAAAATAAAAGGTTTGAAGGTAGAAGAAAAGAAGCTTATGATATTATAAAAAAGTTTGGGCCATTAACAGTGATTGAGTTACAAGATTTTATGGGTTTTCAAACTGTCCAAGGTGCGAAAAATATTATACATAAACTAACAAGGCAAAATAAAATTAAAAGATTACCTAATTTAAATAAAAATAGATATGTTTTATATGAAGTAAAGTGATGACAGAATTAACAATCGTAAAATTTCTTAAGCGTATAGATAAAGCTAACGCACCTAAGAATGGTTTTCCATATGATAGAGTAATAACAAGTGACAAGTTCTTAGTGCAACTAGCACAAGAAGTTAGTGACTTATGCACTACAGTTATTATATTAAATGATGAATTAGAAAGAATAAGAAAAAATTCTATTGATGTTTAACTTTTATACACTGGCAATCAATATAAAATAATTCACCACCTTTAGTTTCTATAGCATCAGCCATAACATAAACAGCTCTCTTAATATTTTGTTCACATTTTTCTTGTGTTGTTTCTGCAATAGGTGGAACCCAACCTTTACACACATCGCCAATAGAAAATGTAGCGCAGTATACCATAGCCATAATCCACATTATAAACAAACCTTTACACGACTAACTTCACCTTCTTCTTTATGATATGTAATCCCCTGCATTTGTGATCGACTACTATAAGCATGACTAGAAGCATAAGAATCTTTACCTGTTACGGCACGTAGCTGCTCAACAAGAACACCGCCTATTTCACGCATCATTGTATGGTGTAGGTGTCCAGTAAAATAAAATCTATGTTTAGTTCTACCCCATATATCAGGCCAAGCATCAGCCATATGCAACACAAGTCTATCTGCCTTAGCTTTATCTCCATGGTGCGCGGCAATCATTACACTTCCAAACTCATGCACAAAGAAATCAGCAGACGTTTGTTCAACGGTCACTCTAGTATTATTCTTGTAACGCTCCGCGATTGCAAACATCACAGCCAAATAGGAAGTCTCGTTGTGATTACCACGCAGTACTCTGCATATTACCTGCTCATGTTTCTGCAACGCACAATCAATTGCCGCAGCCAACGCAGTTATTGCACACCTTAGAGAATAAAAAAATCTTTCAGAAACATCCAATGGGTTTTTTCCTTTAGGAGTTTGAGCATTGTTATCATCAGCGTGGGTAAGATCACCAACATCTAACACCAATGCATATTTAGATTGTGGCGAACTAGCAACACATTTAGCCATTCCAGTTTTAATTCTTTCTACCGCAATGTCAGAATTATATTCTTCACCAGTCTCGCTAGCTTGCGCTCTCATGCCTATGTGTGCGTCAGCGATAGGGTAAAGGGTAAGCAAGTTGTCTTCTACTACCTCAGGAGGCTTTACAATCTCACACAGAACGATTCCATTTATAACATCTCGTATTGATTCTGCTATATCGTTTGTATTTAAACTATCTGTTTCATTTCTAAAATATAAACTAACATCATCGGTCTTAATCCAACCAGAATGTACAGCATTAATGTTTGCCATACCTGTTTCATTCATGGCATACTTTATACCATCATCAACTTCTTCATATTTCTTTGCTGAATTTATTCTATGCCTTAGAGCAGAGCGACTAATTCCTAGAGCCTTAGCCGCCTTGACTTGGCTACCATACTTAACAACAGCATCAAGTGCCTCTTGTTGTTTTGGTGTCACTTTCTTTCCTTACAAATACACTTGTCTACACAAGCACACGTATCTTTGCATATACATTTATCTTTACATTTACAAGTCATATCAATTTCCTACTAATGGATTGTCTAATGCCTCTTGTAATCTTTCATTTAATCTATCTTCTAATTGTTTTAAGTTAGAATCAATGCGCTCCTCTGTATCTCTCATTGTATCACGCACATCTTTTTCTGTTTCTCTATTTAAAGATTCTATTTCTCGCAAAGAATAATTAACATCTTTATTTAATTGGTTCATTTCAGCTAGTGTATTTTCTACCATTAAATCTATTGATGCTTGTGTATCTTTAATTCTATCAGAAGATTTTTCTACCTTGTTATCTATCTTATCTATGTAACCTTCTAACTTTAATATATCATCACGCAAATTATTCTTAATATCTTTACTGTAATCCAACGCACTATCTAGTTTTGTTTGAATTAGTGTGTTCTGAGATTTAATAGCACTAATATTTATATTCTGTATGATACCTTTCATATCCATATAGTCTTTGTAAATTTCAAAGCCGCCCCATAATCCACCACCAAGTGCCGAAACAATTGGTACAAGTAACATTAATTTGCCACCTTTTATCTTTGCTCCTGCTATTTCTACCTCTGCCATAAGATGCTCCTAGTTTTCAAATGATAAACTTCTTAATTGATTAATTTCTTTTTGTAACTTTAATACTTCTAGTTCTTTCTTTTGTAATTCTAGTTCATACAATCTATTACAATCTATTCTTGATTTAGCTCTACCACCAAGAGGTACAGTTATTCTGCTATACACACCTATGTCACCAATTTTTTTATTTGTATCAGATCCTTGTATAATACCTGTAACACCAAACTCCCAATTTGTTGCAGATCCTATAGCATTAGAACAATCTAATTCTCCTGCTCTAAACTTATCTGCTTGAAAGTTTTGACTTGCGTTAGGTAAGGAAAGATTCAAAGAGTTAGATGCAGAATCAGCAAGAGCAATTATTGCAGTGCAACTAGAAAGAAATAATACTAATAATATTGATAATACTATTTTCATTTTTTTATCTTAGAACATATGCGTGAAGCTACTAATGTTACTTGCTCTTTACTCTTAAATACTTTTGATTCAGTGCAAATGTAAACAGCTTTAGCTATATCTCTTGATCTAATGTAAACATCAAAACCTTTTCTTTTATTATATCCTACCTCTATAACATTAGAGGTAGAAGCAAACGGAACTGGTTTCCATTTGTCAGTAAAGACACCTATCTTATACCATGACACATCATTTCTACGATTAAATAATTTTAAGTTTGTTACTGATACACCTTCTACATAAGACGACTTTAGCTTAGGATAAGCAGGTGTCATCTCATGCGCGTGTAAAGAACTACACAAACATAAAGCTATTATTACTTGGCGATACATTCCGCTACTATTAATGCTGTGTAATTACCCGCAGGTAACGATTTAGTGCTACCATACTGAGCAGTAGAAGCTACAGTAAACCAAGTACTACCTGCTATTGTAAGATTAAACTCAGTTACATTATTGTAGGTAACCTTAGCTGCTTCATAAGCAGACATATTAGAATCTGAAACTTGTCCTACTACTGTACTGCCTGTCCAAGCTACAGAATCATTGAGCGTTGGACTAGATGAAAAGCTATTAGGGTGTGTAAATTTAGCTTTATAATAATCTGCTTGCGCTACATCAATTCTAATTGAAGCATCAACGCCACCATCTGCAGCAGCAGTGGATAGTTTGTAAGGAAGGGGGTGTCCATAAACACCAGAAGTTTCTGTCCATACAGAGCATTTGGGTTGCACTTGACCTGTAATAGGAGAATCGACTGCTATTGCAGGAGTTGTTGATAATAAAAATATTAATGGTACTATTTGTTTCATGTTATTTCCTAATCTTTATATTGTGATCTAACTATTCTTCTGTGAGACCTATCTTGTTTTAAATTTATTAACGCTGTGGCATTATCTTCTATGGTACTATCTACTAATTTAACTGTTTCTTCATACTTACCACCCTCTATAGTTGCACTATAATAACCATCTAATGTGCCAGTCGCAGCCATTTGCTGCATCATTGCTAGTTGTTGTGTTGGATTAGCTATTTGTTCTGCCGCTCCTGCAACAGCTAATGCTTTTTCCATTTTTAATTCTTCCTGTTCCTCTTCTTCTTTCTTTTCTTTTGCAGCTTGTTCTTCTTCTTGTTCTTCTGTCTTACGATCTAGTTGATACTGAACCCATTCATCATAGTAAGGATCATCTATTGCAGGTTCATTATTAAGTAAGTCATTATCTAAAAGATATTGATATAAAGCATCTTTAAAGTTAGGGCAGCTAGGATCAGAGAGCGGAATATAACAAGGATCAAACTTATAATTGTACGCTACTATTACATCGCTAAGTGTTGCGCCATTACTAGCTGTAATACTTCCCTTTCCCCACTTAGTGCCAAGAGAAGGATTAACAACATCAAATCCTATCTTAGTATTGCTTGGTAACTGATCCCAATTATCGTGTCTTTCATATATATTACCAGTTCCGGTGCTGTTTTTATTTACAATAGAAACTGTGGAATCTGCACTGCTACTTTTATTTATTGTATATTTATGGAATACACCCTGGACTTGTAAGCCTGCTTCTGGTGGCAATACATCTGTCATGTTCCAAGTGTGTTTATTCTTAGCTACATTATTTGTTCTTCCGTATATATAATCAGAATGCAAATAAGAGGGCCAAGAAAACGCTAATAACAGCACCAACACCTGTTGCTGTGTTTTTCGTATCATCGTTCCATTCTTCCTTTGATCCTGTTTTAGCTTCAGGAATTAAATGTGGGTTATTATTCCATGCATCTTTAGCAGGTTGGCCTACAAGCCCATCAAAAGGACAAGGAGTACCTGCATTCATCATAGATTCAAATACTCTTTTGTCTTGGCAAAGAACACTAACGGCTGCTACTTTCATTCCCATATCATAAAGAACTTTAGCGTTTTTTAATCGTTCACAATTCATATCTCTTGTTGTGGAACCTATTGAAACACCTAGTATTTGTGTTTGAACTGCACCTGACATACCTACTGTGCATAAGTCTGAGTTAGAATTATTTATTGTAGGTGACATTGCAGAAGGTGGAGGAGATTTAACTGTAGTTTCTGAATTTAAAGTAGAGTTAACTGTAGAATTTGTATTACTGTTAGTCTCTATACAATTAGAATTAGTAGTGCTGTCGCACCCTTCAGCGTGTATTTCTTTTGCCATCATTAATAAAATGACTGCAAATATAGCTAGTCCTATGTACATAAATAATGATTTCATAATTTACTTCTTATGTTACTATTTTATCCTTCTAAAGCTGTTATACGAGCTTCTAATTCGATTATAGTTTTGCAAAGTAGCGGTACAAGTTTTGCTTGATCTATTTGCTGATACTTTGGAATAGTTTTGCTTGCCACCCAAGTTGTATTATTCTCATATATTCCATCGGCTTTACCTGCTGTCCATTGAGCTTCAGTTATGCCTTCTGCTAATACTGACCCATCTGCTTTAAGAACAACATTTGTAATATTTTCAGTAGCATCTTTTGAGCCAACAATTGCTTCTGGTATTACACTTGAAACTTCGTGTGCTAGAAATCCATCAACCAAAGTATTTGTATCATCAGCAATCCAGTTAAATCGAGCAGGTTTAAGTTGCTTAAGGCGAGTAGTAGCATCCCAACTATAAGTTACGTTTTCTTTTAATCGGTAGTCAGAACTTGTGTTATAACTTGTAGAGGAATTATTATGTGAAATAGACCCAACTGAAGAACTATTATTTTGAAAGACTGCTACTTCACCAACACCTGTTCCATTTGCTCTATTCCATCTAATTTGAGAAGTTGTACTTGAGTCAGAATAACGTGGCATTAAACTTAATCCATCGCCTAAAGCACTTGTAGTTCCAATTAACAATTTACCATCTTGGTCAAGGCGTGCGCGTTCTGATGTGCCACCAGTCTGAAAAGATATGCTATCATTATTTTCTTGCGCTCTTAATAAGAGCAAATTTTCATTGTCGTTATAATAGATCAAAGCGCCGTTTGAAACCGATCCAGTTTTGAAGCCTATCTCAGCTTGACTAGCGTGTTTTAAAGATAAAGTTCTATCGGGCGATGTATTTCCAATACCCAAACCCGTGTTGGTTAACCTCATACGTTCTGTTCCACCACCTGAAGCGAAAACTAATTGATTTTGCGCCCTTAGTGTAAGATTAGCGGCTGACCCAGAAGCAAGTTCTTCGCCGCTCCCTATGTAACCGATATTTGCCCCGCTTGCACCTAATTGATACTCAGTATATCCGCCAGTACCACTTGTGCTTTTTAATATTAAAGGTGCATTTGTTGTAGAGTTAATATTAGTTGTGCCACCAGAAGCAGTAAGTTTGATATTTTTGCTTGAAACTAATTCTAATTCCTCAGAGCCAGAGGTTGTGTTAAAAGTTATTTTACCTTCGTCATTGTCGCCGCTATGTCCAAAGTTAATGGCAAGAAGAGAAGAGCTACCACCAAGAATACTAAGTTCAGCATTATCATCATCCTCTACAGTTAAAACAGTACCACTTGTAGCGGTTGCACCACTGGATGCTTTTACAAAAGCTCCTCCTGTTGCCGTAACGCTGTTGTTGAACGTAGCCGCACCTGCTTCTGACATATCCAATGTAAGCGCAGTAAAAGAAGAACCACCATCGTTTCCTCTAAAATGCATATCCGCATCTGAAACAGCACTATAAAAACTAGGGCCACTACTTATAGAACCAATTTCTAGTATAGAAGTTCCAGCATCTTTAAAACGCCAATTTGCGGCATCACTATCAAGGATAATATCCCCACCTACGTCAATGGTATATGTACCTACTACTTCTGTGTTCATTGTTCCAGAAGAGTTTTTAACATTACCATCTACAGTTATATCACCAGTTATATTCAAGGGCTTATTCATATCCCAGCTAGTAGTCGCATGAGT